AACATAACCCATACCTCAACCTCATCAGGAGGTGTAGCCGATTCAGATTCGGTATTCACTTTACACACAGCTGGAGACCCATTCGAGCTAGAAATAGTAACAAGAGCAGCCAGTCAGGTACTGTCAATAACAGAAATAGAAAGAGAAATCGACACTACTTCTACTACGGTCTCCTTATCAGTCTTCTCCCAATAGCACCAGCTAAAGCAGAGGAGAATAACGTAAGCAATCCTGTGGCTGCTGCGACAGGAAATGTAACTAACCAAGCGGTGCAATTCCAGAACAATGGTGCACCATCTAGGCAACATTACGGTCCTCATATAAGTTGTAATGGAGCTACAATGACATTCTCTCCATTCTATATGGGGAATCATACAAAACCTTGGGATATCGATGAAACTGGTATGCACCCTTCCAGCTATACAATGGCTGAGAACTGGGGAGGTCAAATTAACTTTATGATTCCATTAGACCGTGAAGGTTTGAACCGCTGCAGATCAATAGCAGCTAGACAAGAAGAAAAAATGCGATTGGATTATGAATTAGTTCGTGCTCTTAAATGTGCAGAACTGCAGACTAAAGGTTTTATGATTCATCCTAAGTCTGAATTTTATCCACTATGTGCAGATATAGTCCCAATTGCTTCATATTTAAAATCACAACAAGAACCATCAATCCCCAAGGAAAAACCTTGGTATAAACCCTTTTAAAAAACAATGATCCTAATTATCAAGCCCATCCTATTCGCCTTCTTGAAGTCAGACTCAGTAAAGAAGCTTGTAGTAGACCTATTAGAAGCTTACGTTGCTAGAACTGACAATAAGTTAGACGATCAGGCTCTTAAAATTGTAAAAGAAAAACTATTCAGTTAAATGGCAAAGGCCACAGAAAAACAGTTCCATGAACTACATGGGCTTGTTACAAATGAATTCTTAAATAGAATTAAAACAAAAGAAGCTACAACACAGGACTTAAAAGCTGCCTGTGATTGGCTCAAAGCTAATGATATAAGTGGTGTAGCATACGAAGGAAACCCCCTAGACAAGTTAAATCGGATAATGCCGAAGGTAGACGCTGATCTTGTTAATCGGAGGTTATATGGCAAGCGAAGCTAGATACGCAAATGGTGGTAAGAAAACCACCGCTAAAAGATGGATGCAAACGGAGAAGGCTAAAAGAATCAGAAGAAACGCTGATAACTTGAGAAACTCTTTAAAACGTAAAGGCATCAAACAACCTCCTGGTACAGAAGCAGGGCATAATGTTAATGGCTCTGGTAAAAATGGCTGGGAATCGGTAGCTAAAAACCGAGCTGTCGAAACTAAAAATAAAAACAAACGTAAACTACGCATCACTTAATCATGGCACAAAGAAAAAAGAAATCAAAACCACCTTGGTGGTCACATATTCCTGTTGTTGGGACTACAGCAGCTATGGTTAACATAGCAAGAACAGATAAAAAAGATCTTAAAGCATGGGATAAGGCTGTAACGTCTGATCGAGCTCGTAAAGTAGAAAAGGTAGCAAAAGCAAAGAACAAAGAGAAATTAAAAGCTGGTAAATATAAAAATACCAGAGAAAAGATGGAGTTAGAAAATAGGATTAAAATAGGTGATAAAAAGATCACAGCTGTAAAGAAAAAACATAAAAAATCCCAAAAGGATAGGGAAAGGATGAACAGGTTACGGAAAGAAAAGCCAGAAGCATATAAAAGAATTAAGAAAAGAAGGGCTAAAAAAGAATTAAAATCTCAATATAGGAAGACTAAATCTGGTAAATATGTTAGAAAAATAAATAGTTCTGAATGGGATTAAACTATGACAAATAGATTCCAAACTAAAGAAGGTGGAAATGCAGAACCAGCATGGTCTCGATCTTTCTATAATTTGATTCGAGGTGAAAGATGGGTTTTACATCAAGCTAGTGAAGATCCTCGTGGTAGAATTTGGCATAAACTAGATAGAAATGGTAAAGTTGTAGATGTTAAAAAAGGTGCCCTGAATTTTGGCGGTAATACAGCAGAATGGGTCAAAGGTGGAATGGGTAATCTTATGGGAGATAAAGGGAAATATAAGGATTGGAAAAAAAGTAATTTAAAAGTAGATACTAGTTCTACCAAAGATAATCTAAATGAACTAAATGTATCCCAAATTCAACCAATATCTGGTACTAAGAATGATAAAAGTAATTTGAATGTCCAATCAAATAAAAACACCAAATCAAATAAGAAAGGTTTTTGGGAACAGCTTTCAGAAAGTTTTGATGATCCAGGTGATATGGAGCCTACTGGTAATAAAGCTGTAGATAATTTCTTTGGTTATGGTGTTAATAAAAAAAATCTTAGAATATCAGGTTTATCTGAAGGTGCTAAAGAAGCTCAAGCTATGGCTAGGGCAAGAATTGAAGCAGGTAAAAGTACTTTAGGAGATTTCGGTTCTGGTGACGATAGAGGTAAACTTGCTGCTCAACATGCTTTTAAAAATAAAAAGAAACTTAAGTTTACTAAAGAACAAAAGAAATGGCTTAAAGAAAACCCATCTGGTACCTTTATAAATGATGATGGTATCGATCAAGCTTATAGTCCTGAGTTCGATTTAATCAGATTTAACCAAGCTAAAAAGCATAAACAATGGTTAATAGATCACGGGAGGGTTTAATATGGGAATCCAATCATTCGGTAAACTTTTATTAAGTCCTATAGCTGAAAAAGTATTAAAAGAAGCAGCTCCAGAAGTTGCTGAAGAAGCAATACAAAAAGGTACAATAGGAATAAAAAATCTTGTTGATACTACAAATAAATCAAAAGCTATTAGTAAACAGACTTCTAATATACAAAATGTACTAAATTCAAAGCCACCTTATGAACCTAAATTCATGGGGTCTCAAGCTAACAGAGCCCCAGGTATAGATGGTATTAATTTAGAAAATCAAATTGCAGATGCTCATAGATTCCATAAGCAACATCTTGAGAATTTAGAAGCTGGCGTTAAATTAGGTGAAAGCGAACTTAGTACAGCTAGTTCTATTAGCAATCCTCGTGGTGTCAATCCATCATTTAATTTAAATGCTGTAGAAAAAGTAGAAGCTGGTATTCCAGCAGCAGTTGGAGAGAAATATATTGAACACATCCCAGGTTCAAGGGGTGGAAGACAAGTAGTACGTTCTTCAATTCCAGATATTCCCTTCAAAGAATTGCATCATATATTTGGTAAGGCTATGGGAGAAAAGATAGTATCTAATGTTTGGAAATTAATTGAAGCTGTACCTCCTAAAGCTACAGTAGAAGATCTTATTAATTTAGATTATTGGGCTAAATCCTATGGTATGGGTATGGGTGATTATGGTGCAGAAGCTGTTAATCGACTTTCGCATTCTGCAACTCATACTCATTCTCGTAAATTTGGAATAGAAATGTCATCATCAGATATTAAAGCAATGCCATTCTTTGATGATATAGATGAATTAACTTCTTATTTTAGAGAAACTATACAAAATAGAGTTCTTCCTATGAGAGGTGAATTAGATCTACAACAAGGTGCTTATGATCTAATACCAGAAAAAATGATGATAGATGTTGAGCAACTTAAAGTAGCTAAAGAACGAGCTTCTAAAGATTTAACTGGTAATTATAAACAGCAGTATAAACAAAAAATGCCTGATACCCCTGAAGAAGTAAAAGATACATATCAAACACATGTATGGCTTCAAGAAGAATTAGGTGTTACTGATGAATACTTAATCAATGCTGCTAAGAAATTAGATGAAGCTAGATTTAATCAAGATCAACAACTGGCTCAAGTTCAAGAAGCTATAGAAGTAGAAAGAAATAAGGCTATAAAATTAGCTAAAGCTAAACAAATAGCAAAAGAAGAACAAAGTGAATTTCTTCCAGAACCAACAACTAGAGAAGGTTATGGAGAAAACTATGCAGCTAATAGGATAGATCCTAAAGAAGCAACTGAAAGAAAGATGTTAGAAGCTGGGTCACCTACAAGTAAAGCTGACAGATTGGCTATGATTAAACGGATTAAATCTGGTGAAAAACCAGAGGATATATTATATCAAAGAAAAGATGGGAAATGGATGAAAAGAAAAACAGCCAAAAAACAACCCAAATCTAAAAAATAACTATGGCTCGATTAATTAAAAAGAAAACTAAAAAGTACACTGCAAAAGACGCTGCTCTTCTCGCTAAAGGATTAAAAGAGGTCTCACCAGGGATTGCTGGTACTGACTCTACATTGAAAATGTTAAAAAGATTAGGTATTGATCCAAAGGATCTTGTGAATGAAAAATATAAATCTTATGGTAAATGACTAATGTTGTTGACTCACTGAAAGATGATTTTAAACTCTTTCTACAAGCTTTGTGGCAAGAGTTAGATCTACCCTCACCCACAAGAGCCCAATATTCCATAGCTGACTATTTACAACATGGACCAAAAAGATTA